TTGGTACTACAGACGGTTTCAAGTCAAGTTCTCCATCGTTTGAGCCAAACGAGGATGCGCTTGGTTCGACCACAATTGAAGACGACCTTCCGTTCTAATGACTAAGTACCGTTCTCGTCTTGAAGAACGGCTTAGTAAGTGGTTATCTCAAAACGATTATTCCTTTGAATACGAAACCGTTAAGTTAGATTACACCTTATCAGCCGTTTATAAGCCTGATTTTATCTTACCCAATGGGGTGATGCTGGAAGCCAAGGGCTGGTTCAAACCAGAAGACAGACGCAAGATGCTTGCCGTAAAGAAGCAGCATCCTGAGGCTGACATCCGCTTGGTCTTCCAGGCTCCTCACAACACCATCACCAAGCAATCCAAAACCACCTACTCCATGTGGGCGGAGAAGCATGGTTTCCCTTGGTGTGCTGCCCACAACATTCCCATTGACTGGTTTGAATGAAAACCTTTTCCAAATCACTTGCGGGTAAAGTCTTTATCGGCAAGAAAAAGAAAAGCAAGCGCCCACCCAAAGGCGCTAAGCCCTACCGTGGTCAGGGCCGCAAATGATTGACACCGACAGTGAGTTTGTTCGTCATGAACCATGCAATCACTGTGGGTCTAGTGATGCCCTTGGTCGTTATTCTGATGGTCATGGGCATTGCTTCTCTTGCGGTCACTATGAGCATGGTGATGGCGAAAGCACTTCTTTTCACAAGCCGCAACGCACCAACGTCGCAATGGATTTCACCGGGGACATCATTCCTCTTCGTTCCAGGGGTCTTCTTGAAGACACCGTAAAGAAGTTCAACGTCAGGTATGACGCTGCTTCTCGAACGCTCCGTTTCCCGTACTACAACAGCGACGGTCAGCTAGTCGCATTCAAAACCAAGACACCGGACAAAGACATCCGTTGGGTTGGCAAGAATGAGGACCACGCCCTGTTCGGTCAGCAGCTCTTCGGAGGTGCTAAAGGCAATAACAAAACTATTGTCATCACCGAGGGCGAAGAGGACGCCATGAGCGTCTGGCAGGCCCGTCCCAACTGGCCAGTGGTCAGCTTGGATGCTGGTGCAAAGGGCGGCAAACGAACTCTTCAGCATCAATACAAGTTCATTGATCGCTACGAAGAGATTGTTCTGTTCTTTGATTCGGATGAAGCAGGCAAAGCCGCAGCAGCGGAATGCGCTCAGCTGTTCAGCCACTCAAAGATCTTCATAGCCACCCTCGCAGGCTACAAAGATGCCAACGAAGCAATCGTTGCCAAAGACGCTGATGCCATACGTCAGGCGTTTTGGCAGAAGAAACCCTACTCTCCAAAAACCGTCATCGACGGAAGAGACCTCTTCGATCTGGCTTCTCGCCCTTTACATGGTAGGGATGCTGACTGGCCTTTTAGTGGCCTTGATCAGCTTACTTCTGGACTACGACTGGGGGAACTCGTTACTGTAACGGCAGGTTCTGGCGTGGGTAAAAGCACCTTTTGTGGTGAAGTAGCCCAAGCATTGGTTGACCAGTCCCAAAATGTTGGCTACATTGCGCTCGAAGAGTCGCTGCAACGCACTGCTCTTCGGCTTATGTCAGTCAAAGCAGAGAAGCCGCTTCATCTCAACAATGAGCTTCCATCCGAACAACTCAAAGAAGCATTCGATGCGAGCCTTGGCACGGGCAGGGTCTTCCTCCGTGACGGGTTTGGCTCGGTCGATCCTGAGGCGATCCTTAGTGACTGTCGCTTTATGGCGCAGGCTAAGGAGGTCAAGTGGATCATCCTGGACCACCTCTCGATTCTTATGTCTGGGAATGAGTCGCACGACGAAAGGAAACTAATCGACGTGACGATGACCAAGCTTCGTAGCTTTGTTGAAGAGACTGGAGTCGGTATGATTCTTATCAGCCACCTCAAGCGTCCCCAAGGTGACAAAGGTCACGAAGACGGACAACAAGTTAGTCTTGGACAATTGAGAGGAAGTCATAGCATTGTTCAACTATCTGACATGGTAGTTGCAATCGAACGCAATCTTTCTTCCGGCCACAGTCATGCCACGGTGCGAGTTCTAAAGAACCGCTTCAATGGACAGACTGGCAAAGCATCAACCATTATTTACAACCAGGAAACTGGTCGTATGATTGAAGATCTAAATGCTGAATTCGATGGCCCATCCTCATCCAAACGATCATTTGACGGAGCATCTGACCCCTTTGGAGACTATTAAGGTAGATGCTGTTTGTACCTGCGGCTGCAACGCCTTCTTTTATTCGGAAATGGAGCCGGACGGTTACTTCTGTATGGAGTGCGGTAAACCGGATCCTATTACGCAGCAAACCCTCGAAACGGAAGAACCGGGGTATTGGGGCCTATGATTAGGTTAGCCTTCGACATTGAGACGAACGGCTTGCCCAGGAAAGGCATGAGCTGTGTCCACTGCATCGTCACCAAAAACCTTGATACCGGAGAAATCCTTCGGTACAACGACAGCGGTACTCACGAGTCTGTGACTACTGGTGTCAACATGCTTGCAGAAGCTGACTTCCTAGTTGGTCATAACGTGATCGGCTTTGACGTACCAGCGCTGCAAGAGATCTATCCATTCTTTGAACCAACGGCGAAGATTCTCGACACGTTGATTCTCAGTCGGATGTTCTACCCAGACATCCTGTCCATTGACTATCGCAAGCGTCCTGTCGCTATGCCGATGAAGCTTTTTGGACGCCACAGCCTTGAAGCCTGGGGCTATCGCCTCGGTGATTACAAGGGTGAGTTTGGTAAGGACACCGATTGGTCCGAGTGGTCTCAAGAAATGGAAGACTACTGCGAACAGGACGTTCACGTTGTTGAAACCCTGTATCGCCAGGTGTTTGAAGAGAAGGCTGGAAACCCTCTCGAAAAACATTCACAAGCCATTGACCTCGAACACCGCCTAGCCATCATCATGGCGAAGCAGGAGGCCTCTGGCTGGCCCTTTGACGTTGAGTCTGCGCAAAAGCTGGAGTCCACTCTCAGAACAGAGATGGACAAGCTTGCCGATCAAATGCGGGACACGTTCCCCCATGTGGACGGTGGACTTATGACGCCCAAGCGCAACAACAAAACCAAGGGCTACCTCGAAGGTGTTAGCTTCTGTAAGCTAAAGGAGTTCAACCCCACCAGCAGACAGCACATCGGATGGGCGTTTGCTACGTTCAGGGGCTGGAAGCCTGAACAATTTACAGATACCGGAGCACCTAAGATTGACGAAGGAGTCCTCCAAGCCATCGACACCGAAGAATCAAAAACCTTCGCTCGGATTCTGGAACTGCAAAAAGCCCTCGGGCAGCTCAGTGACGGAACCAACGCCTGGCTTAAAATGGTCACAAACCAAGGAAGGATCCACCATACTTGCCAACTTGCAACCAACACCGGTCGCAACGCCCATTCCCGACCAAATCTTGGCCAGACGAGTTCGGACCCTCGTTGTCGTCAACTTTTTGGTCCTGGTAGCGGTATGCGTCAGGCTGCTGCCGATGCTTCCGGCCTGGAGTTGCGCATGCTTGGTCACTATCTCAGTTACTTTGATGGTGGTGCGTTCGCTGACGTTGTAGTCAACGGAGACATTCACCAACAGAATGCTGATCGTGTTGGTTGTACTCGTAAAGAGGTCAAGACTCTTACTTATGCCTTCATTTATGGGGCATCGGATAAGAAAATCGGATCAAGTCTAGACAAATCGTTAAATGAAACTGATGCGAAAAAACTTGGCAAAAAAATTAGGGCAAAATTTTTGGCGGCAATTCCAGGACTCGAGAGTCTCCTTGACGCTATTGGGCACCGTGCTGAGTCTGACGTTATTGTTGGCTTGGATGGCAGACCCATCAAATTACAAGGGAAGAAACACGCTGCCCTCAACTACCTCCTCCAAAGCGCTGGAGCGATTGTGTGCAAGCGTTGGAATGTAATCCTTTACGACTGGTTCCAAGCACAGGGTCACGTCTGGGGCGTTGATTATCAATGGCTCGGATGGATCCATGACGAAATCCAACTCGCTGTCAAACCACAACTAACCGAAGATGCCAAGTTCGCGCTCGAATGGTCCATCGTCCAAGCGGGCGAGTACTACAACCTCAAAGTCCCCCTCGCAGGGGAAGCAAAAGACGGAGAAACCTGGGCCGATTGTCATTGAGCCTGAGCTTCGCATTGATGCTGACTACTATGCGTACCGCAGGTGTCAGGTCAATGAGCAAGAACTTGATTGGGGTGGTGATGTAATCACTATCTACAGTAACTTCAAGGAAGTCATTCGTGGCTTCCAAGAAGACATCAATCAACTGAAGAGACGCTTTGATACCGATCGTGTCTTGTTGTTCTTCTCGGACAGCAAGAACTTCCGCAAAACTATTGACCCTGAATACAAGGGTAAACGCACCAAGCGGAAACCGGTCGGGTACAAACGGCTTCTTGAATGGTGCTCTAACCATTACAAGACTATCCGTTATGACAACATCGAAGCAGACGACGCATTGGGTCTGGAATGTCATCTCGATCCTCGCGATTTTATTCTTGTTAGCCCTGACAAGGACATGAAACAGATCAGCTGCAACCTCTTCAACGGGGAAGAGCTGACCTTTACCACACCTGAAGAAGCTGACTACTGGTTCTGGCGACAATGCCTTACGGGTGATCCGGTGGATGGCTACAAAGGCGTACCTGGCGTTGGTGCCAAAGGTGCCGAAAAGATACTTGCCAAAGCTGAAGATCCATGGCAGTCTGTGGTGGCCTCTTATGAAAAAGCGGGCCTCTCTCTTGACGATGCCATCCGTAACGCTCGTCTCGCCCGGATTCTCCGGCCTGGTGAGTACAACTCCACCACTAAGGAGCCAATCCTATGGACCCCTCCATCATCTACGGGCTCGACATAGCGCTCGTTCTACTAATCATTTATGTAGCAGCGCCTAATGTCTTCGAATACTTTCTCCTTCTCCTCGCCGGACTACCCACATGGGTGGCACTCCGAATCAGAGGAACTAAACTCAGAGTCCAGCTCTGGATCGACCGACAGTCTTTCCGACCTGGAGTTCTGGGACGATTACTTACGCAAGTCCAGCTCTTTCAAATTAGACGCAACCCTGCCTACCGTGACCTCTTCGACCAAGTCAAGTCCCAGTCACTACAAGAGGGGGACGATTGAAGTTTGGGACTTCATAATTGATCAAGATTTGGACTACCTTGCCGGCAACTGTATCAAGTACATTTGTCGAGCAGGGTTCAAGGGCCAAGAGACCGAGCTAGATGACTGGCTCAAGGTTCAGGCCTACGTCAACCGCAAAATCCAGCACCTCCTGTCCAAATGAAACCACTGTTTCAGCAAGCGATTGAGTTCCGTCAAGCAATGGGTCAGCCCCTGGCTACGACAGATGAACGTGTTCATGAACTCCAGTTTGATCTCATTAAAGAAGAGTTCGAAGAGTTCTCTGAAGCATTTGACCATGAGTTCAGTGACCTTGGTTCCCTTGATGAGACCCGTGTTCATCTGCTCAAAGAGCTTTCTGATCTGGTATTTGTTTGTTACCAATTTGCAGCCGCTCGTGGCTGGGACTTAGACAGTGCCATGCGGCGCGTGTTCGAGTCGAACATGAGCAAACTCGTTGACGGTAAACCCCTTCGCCGTGACGATGGAAAAGTTTTGAAGGGACCCAACTACCAACCTCCTGTTCTCGACGACCTCATCTGACATGACCACCCCTCAAAAGATCGCACGCACTGGCCGTGTTCAAAATTGGATGGACAACCCTGAGTCCCGCCTGCCAGTCTCGTGTACCGTCTTTGTTGTCGATGACAGCATGGAGGGACCGGAGGGTCTGGAGGCCAGCTGGCGCTACGTCAGTCACGCCTTGCGTAATGGTGCTGGTGTTGCTGTCCACCTATCCAAGCTCCGTCCCAAGGGCGCAGAGAACGGTAAGGGCTTGACTGCTTCTGGTCCTGTGTCCTTTGGCCGTATCTATTCTACTCTTAACGAAGTCATTCGTAGGGGCGGCCATTACAAAAACGGCGCATGTGTGTTGCACCTCGATTATACGCACCCAGACGCACTTGAGTTTGTTAATGCGACTCGAGCTGAGCTGCCCTGGGTTAAGCGTTGCCTTGATGTAGATGCAAACTTCCTGATTGAGGCATCGCCTGAATTGGTTGAAGCTACTATCGAAGGCATTAAGAAAGGTGACATCTGGCTCAACAAGATTCGCTACGATTCTTACGGCGCTCGTATCTACGGTAATGTATGTTTGGAGGTGTATCTCCGCAGTCGTGGCACTTGTTTGCTTCAGCATATTAACCTTGGTGCATGTAAACCAAGTGAACTTGCGGATGCATTTGTTGATGGAATGACTTCCCTGGTTGATCTCCACGGCAAGACCGGTGTGGGTGAGACTGGGGAATACCTTCCTCCTGAGACTGACCGTCAGGTTGGCCTCGGCATCCTTGGTCTGGCTAACTTCCTGTGCCAGAACGGCGTCACTTATAAAGAGTTTGGAAACGCCCTAACCAAATTCCATACTCATCAACCGGAGGACACTCCGGCTTATCGCCTTGTATCTGAACTCGCAAAGGCCATTGAGTTGTCATCACAGATCGCTCGTCTCCACAACATGGATCGAGCATTTGCGATCGCACCCACGGCTTCTTGCTCTTACAACAACGTCGATCTTCGTGGGTATACTACTGCCCCCGAGCTGGCCCCTCCTATCAGTCGTCACGTCGATCGGGACAGTGGCACTTTTGGAGTCCAGTCTTATGACTACCCGCCGGATGTTGAGATTGCAGCTGAAGTAGGCTGGGACGCTTACACCGAAGTGGTGGACGGTATTGTCAAACTCTACCGTGACACACTTCTCTTCCACGGTTACAGTTTCAACAGCTGGTCTGACGTTGTTACCTACGATCGGGGCTTCATCCAGACTTGGTTGAACTCACCTCAGACAAGCCTTTACTACAGCCTCCAAGTCCAACCGGACACCCAGTCCAAGGACGATGCACTGGCTGCGCTTGATGAGGACTTCCGAGACCTCTTTGGTTTTGAGACCGAGGTTGACCCCGACTGCGGCTGTCCCAAACAAGTAGAACCAGAAAACGAAATTTGTATTCCTTGCGGAGAATGAACGCAACTTCCCCTTACGATCAAGTCGTCAGCCGAAAGCGTAAATGGACGCCTTTGGCTGTTCAAAAAGGCAAGGTGGTTGATGGGTCTGAGGACACGCTCAAGCGTGCCCTTGGGCTCCGTCACCTCGAACTGCCTGTGCGTGAGTTCCTACAGCAGGGACTCGATCGCGAACTGCCCAACACGCCTGGCCTGCGTGAAGCTTTGATGTCCAACCAGTTGGATGAAGAGCGCCACGACCAGGCTTTGAACTATGTCATTGATGCCCACGGTGCAGACCTGAAGCATGAAGATGAGGCAAAGCACATCCTCAAGGCTTGGCTAGAAGCACCAGAGCATCCAATTCTGAAAGCAGCTATCCTTGAACGCAGTGTCTTCTTCGTCATCCTTCCCTTCTTCCGATTCAACGGAGACATCGGAATCCGCAGCACCGCAGCAGACATCAGCCGAGACGAGCAAACCCACGTCGCCATACACTCGATGGTCTGCTCCGAGCTGGGCCTCAAGTCCACACCAAGCCTCAATCGACTACGCCGAGCGACTGTCGGATGGGTGATGGACACCCTTGGTTCTTCTGAGAATAAGTATCTGGATAAGGACTTCTGGATGAACCAATCAGACTCGCTCTATGAGCGGGGTAAAGCACCTGGCCTCAAGGACACGCAGCGAAGCAGAATGCCCGCGTTCTTTGAGGCATCCAACGTTGACCTTCCACAGTATGGATGACCAAAACGTGCCCCTTGCCCTCGTGGTAGGGGGCCGTGTGGATCTTCTCAGACTCATTGCTGAGTTAGAAGAGAGGTATCCAGACCGCTTTCCAGAACACACTATCTCCGAGCGTGAGCTTTCGTTTCGCGCCGGAGCTATTGCTGTAATTAAGTACTTAAAAGCAAAAACCCAAAATGTGTCTAGCTCCTAGTATGCCGGCTCCGCCGCCGCCCCCTCCGGCCCCTGAGATGCCCGCGCCTCCCCCGCCGCCTCCGGCACCCCCTGCCCCTCCTCCGGCTCCTGTTAGCGCTGGTGAGAAGGTGGCAACTATCAAGAGTAAAGCTGCTACCCGTGGCGTCGAAGGTAAAGCCAAAGGTGCTCAAGCCTTTGCCCGCCCTCAAGCTAAGGTCGGTACTATCACCGGCATGGCCTCTGGTCTTAACGTTCCCGGATCTAAGTAATGGAAACCTCGTCTGCCGCTTCACGCTACGCTCGCTTAGCCAGCGACAGAACGATCTTTCTGGATACTGCCCGTGACTGTGCGAAGCTATCTCTGCCCTATCTGCTGACCCCTACGGGGGTTGTCAATGGGCAGAAGCTTCCTACCCCGTGGCAGTCAATCGGTGCCAAAGGCGCGAACGTCATGGCCTCGAAGCTTATGCTTAGTCTGTTCCCTGTGACAGCTACGTTCTTTAAGCTTCAGATCAACGACGGTAAGCTCGCCTCGGACCCCAGTTTAGATGTAAAGATCAAATCTGAGATCGACTTGAGCCTGTCCAAAATGGAACGGGTTATCATGCAACACATTGCCGAATCACAGGATCGTGTGATCCTACACCAGGCAATGAAACATCTAATTGTAACCGGGAATGTCCTGGTCTACATGGGTTCGAGTGGTGTCAAATTGTACCCTCTTGACCGCTATGTGGTCTGCCGTGATGGAGAGGGACAACCCACTGAGATCGTTACTGTTGAATCAATTAACCGTCAATTCCTACCTGAAAAATTTCAGAAGCCTAAGTCCGGCATCAATCGAGTGGATGACAACACTGCCACTCCTTCTATTGATGTCACGGTAGGTGAGGATGAAGCTGCTGTATACACTTGGGCCAAGCTCCAAGATGGACAGTGGCGTTGGCGACAAGAAGTAGATGGTGAGATCATAGAAGATAGCTACGGCAAAGCTCCTAAGACTCAAACCCCCTGGCTGCCCCTTCGCTTTAACATTGTCGATGGTGAAGACTACGGACGTGGCCGCATTGAAGAATACCTCGGTGATCTTAAGTCGCTTGAGGGGCTCATGCAAGCTATGGTCGAAGGCTCCGCTGCTTCTGCTAAGGTGGTCTTTCTGGTATCTCCTTCTGCTACCGTCAAGCCTTCTACTTTGGCAAAGGCCGGCAATGGAGCCATTATCCAAGGCCGTCAAGAAGATGTGTCCGTGGTACAAGTAGCCAAGCAGGCTGACTTTGCCAGCGCATATCAAATGATTACTCAGCTCACACAGAGACTGAGTGAAGCGTTTCTTATTCTTACGGTACGTCAGTCTGAACGGACGACCGCAGAAGAGATCCGCGCTACCCAGCAAGAACTCAACGAACAGCTGGGTGGTATCTATGGGAACCTGACCACTGAACTGTTGCAGCCCTACCTTCAGCGCAAGCTGTTTGTGTTGCAACGTTCGAAGATCCTTCCCAAGCTTCCTAAGGGTGTGGTGTTCCCCACCGTCATCGCAGGTATTGAAGGTGTTGGCCGTGGTCAAGACCGTGAGTCCCTGATGATGTTCCTTCAAACTGTGTCCCAGGCCCTTGGTCCTGAGGCAATGGTTAAGTTTGTAGACCCCGAAGAAGCAATCAAACGTCTGGCTGCTGCTCAAGGCATCGACACTGTGAAGCTGGTTAAGACCGCCGATCAGCGTCAGCAAGAGGAACAACAGATGCGTCAACAAATGGCACAAGGACAACTGCTGGGTCAAGCCGGTCAGCTTGCAAAAGCTCCGATGATGGATCCTGATAAGAACCCTGGTGTCATGGATGCAATACAAAACACCGTCAATGGAATCTCAAGCGCCGCTCAACCCCAGTGATTTTGAAGTCACTCAAGCACCGTCTGCTAAGCCCACTCCTCTTTCACCAAATAAGAAGCGGGCTGGCAAACCCAGTGTCAAACAAAACAAAGTTAAACCTGAACCAAAGAAACGGGTAAGCACTCCTGGTCTTGGTATGGTTTCAATTACCACTCACTAATTACTGCTAATCCACCGCTATGGCTGAAATCACTTTTGAGGGAAGCGACCCCGCAGTTACCGAAGCCCGTCAGGCTGAGGAAGCTCGCCTTGTGGAGCTTGGTGATAAGCTGATTGCCGAAGAAGAAGATCGCAATCGCTCTAAGTATGAACAAGCCCGACAAGACGCCGAAGCTGAACTCCGGTATGCTGGTAAATTCAAGTCCGCTGAAGACTTGGAAAAAGCATACAAAGAACTGGAAAGTAAGCTTGGACAAAAAGAAGAACAAACTTCTGAAGATGTCAGCGAAGCACCAGACTCTGATGTACCCGAGCCTGAAGCCCCTACTTCAGAAGCCGCTCAGTTCATCCAAGAAGCCTCTGAAGAGTATTTCAGTAACTCCAACCAGCTGAAACCTGAGACGGTTCAAAAGCTCAAAGAGATGCCCTCTGAGCAGCTCATTGATGCATACCTTGAACTCCAAAAGAATGCATCGATTCAACCCCAACAGTTGTCTGACTCGGACGCTAATGCCATCTTGGCTTCTGTTGGAGGTGAGTCTGCTTATAATGAAACTCTTGCTTGGGCAGCAGACAACCTGAAGCCTGACGAGGTTGCTGCTTTTGATAATGTTATTAACAGTGGCAACAAAGACGCTATCTTCTTTGCTGTTCAATCTTTGAACCAGCGTTACCAAGATGCTGTTGGCTTTGAAGGTAAGCAAGTGTCTGGTAAGTCTGTGAAGAACGCTGTCGTCAAAGGGTTCCGTAGCCAAGCCGAACTGGCTCGTGCTATCAGTGACCCTCGGTATCGTACTGACCCTGCCTACCGTCTGGACATTCAAGAGAAACTGGCTGCAAGCGGCGATCTGCTGTAACGGATCGTGGGGACTGCAATGTCCCCCTGCCTCTTGAGGATGGGATAACCTCGTTAAAAACCCAGTCATGACTGGAGCATTGGCCCGCTGCGGTGGACACCCGATGCAAAGGACAAACCCCACAACTAAATAACTTTTCCCGGGACACTCTCAATCAATAAACTCTTCAACACTTTAGACAAGTGACTGCAACCGTAACTCAACTAGGCCAGGTAAACCAGGCCGGTGCCGAACAGGCGCTATTCCTTAAACTCTTTACCGGTGAGGTCTACGAGGCCTTCCGTAATGCTACTATTGCCAAAGGTCTGGTCATGAACCGGACCCTGCGTAACGGCAACGAGGCCCAATTCATCCACACCGGTCGCGTGACCGCCGGCTATCATACGCCTGGCACCGCGATCCTCGGCGCGGGTGATCCGAACGTGGCAGAGACCACCATCTCGATGGACGACCTGCTGGTCGCTTCCGCCTTCGTTGACAACCTCGACGAAGTTCTGGCACAATATGACATTCGCGGCCCCATCGCCCGTCAAATCGGCCAGAGCCTCGCAGAATTTTATGACCGCCGCATCTTCCGTGTGCTTGACCAAGCCGCTGAAACTGCTGCTGCTGTGACCGGCGAACCCGGTGGCTTCGAGGTGAACCTCGGTGCTGGTAACGAGTACAACGCTCAGGCTCTGGTTGACGGCTTCTTCGAAGCTGCCGCCCGTCTGGACGAAGTCGCAGCGCCCCAGGAGGGCCGCGTCGCAGTGCTCAGCCCTCGTCAGTATTATGCTCTGATCAGCCAGGTTGACACCAACATCCTCAACCGCGATCTGGGCAACACCAGTGGTTCTCTGCAATCCGGCGAAGGTCTCTATGAGATCGCTGGTATCAAGATCTACAAGTCCAACAACATTCCTTTCCTGACTCGCTACGGCTCCGCTGCTGGCGAACTGATCGACGCCGCTGCTGTTCCTGGTGAGAACAACGCTTATGGCGTTCGTACCGACTTCACCAACTCCTGTGGTCTGATCTTCCACCGTGACGCTGCTGGTGTCGTTGAGGCCATTGGCCCCAGCGTGCAAACCACCGGTGCCGACACCAAGGTGATCTACCAAGGTGACGTGATTGTGGGTCGCCTTGCCTACGGCTGTGGCTCTGTCCGCACCGCCGTTGCTGGCGCTTTCCGTAACGTCTGATCTTTTTTTCATACGTTTTCTGTGGGGGTCCTTAGTGGCCCCCTTTTTCTTGCCCGATAATAATGACTACTAAACTCGAAGCAATCAACCAGATGCTTAGTGGCATCGGGCAAGCCCCGGTGGTAAGCCTTGATGTCGCTAACCCCGAAATCGCTATCGCTGTTGATATTCTTGAACAGGTCGATAGGGAAGTACAAGGTGAAGGCTGGCACTTCAACACCGAAGTCGCCTACCCGTTCCTTGCTGACACGTCTGGCAACATCTCCGTGCCTTCTAACGTGCTTCAGATTTCGGATAACAAGTTTGCTAACAATCAGAAATACCAGACCGTATTGCGTGATGGCAAGCTCTACGATAAGATCAAGCACACCTACACGTTTACTGCCGGCTCAACCGTGAAGTGTGATGTGGTCTGGAAGTTCGACTTTGAGGACTTGCCTCAGGTCTTCCAGGATTACATTACGCAACGCTCTACCCGTGTCTTTGCTGGACGGGTCCTAGGTTCCCAAGAGATGGTAACCTTCAACGCTCAAGACGAGGCCCTTCTGAGGTCTAACTGCCTGGCCTATGACACCAGCAGTTCCGATGTGAATATCTTTGGTCAAGAAACTGGCCAGAATCTTTACATTAGTTATACTCCATTCCGCGCTATTGCTCGATAACTATGGCTGCTATCTCACAAAAACTTGTCGGCCTGGTGGGTGGGGTATCACAACAGCCAGACTCGCTGATGCTTCCAGGTCAGCTACGCGAGTGCGATAACTATTATCCAGATCCGACGTTCGGTCTTATCAAAAGGCCTGGCACTCAGTTTGTTCGTCGCATTGAAAACTCTGCCAGCGATGGTAGTTGGTTCTTTATTTGTAAAGGACTAGAAGAAAAACTATTACTACAGATTACACCGGCAGGTGTGGTAAAGGTATGGGACGCGCAGAGCGGTGTCCAGCAGACAGTCAACGCTTTGTCTGCTTCTGCTACTACCTATGCCACCCACGTCAAAAGGTCTGACCTGGAGGTTCTCCAGATTAACGACTATGTGTTTGTGCTAAACCGTAGCATTACGGTAGAGGACGATACTACAACCTCACCAGCACAAGATCCGTTTGGTTATGTGACGTTGCAAACTATTGCTTACGACACTACCTACCGCATCAAAATTGACGGAACTACTTTTACTTATAATACGCCTACTTCATCGGGTAGTTCTCTTAACGCCGACACAATTGTATCTGGCCTTGCTAGTAGTATTAACGGTAACCCTAATTATACAGCTACAGTTATCGCCAACTACATACACATTAAGCGAGTTGATGGTGCTGATTTCAGCTTAGAGGCTACTGGTAGTTTGTCGGGTACTGGCCTCAAGGCTTACAAAGGCACGGTTGGTGGCGTAGAAGATCTGCCTGCTCAGTTCATTGACGGTGCTGTGATTAGCGTCACAGGCTCTGCCGATACTGACGCAGACAACTATCACCTTGTCTTTGAAACCAGCAACGGCAGTGGTCAAGGTGCTGGTGTGTGGGTCGAAACAATCAAGCCAGGAGAAGTCCTAGGTATTGATGCAACCACAATGCCTCATGCGTTGATTCGTGAAGCAGATGGTAGCTATACCTTCCGTGAGCTGAGCGAAACAGCTGCGGCTGCCTTTACCACCTCCACCACAGTCAACGGCATTCCCGTAACGGTTGGCGTCACCTCTAATGGTGCTGCTCGCTGGAACGTTGGTCAACACTTCTCTGTCTACGGTGGCACTGGTAAGAACCTGCGTCTTGAGGTTAGCTCTGTCAATTCAACCAGACAGATTACCGGCGTTACCATTGTCCAAGCTGGACAAGACTACACCCTAAATGATGTAGTTACCAACAACGAAGGCGATACCTTTACGATTACGTCTGTTGGTTCTGCTACTATTTCTGGCAGCACTTGGGCTACCCAGTATTGGGAACAGCGTACCGTGGGTGACGCACAGTCAGCCCCTAGTCCTAGTTTTGTTGGAGAAAAAATTACAGGCATTTCGTTCTTCAAGAACCGCCTGGTCCTAATGAGTCAAGAGAACATCGTCTGCTCGCAAGCAGGTGAGTTCCTTAACTTCTATCCGTCTACTGTTATCACCATTGTTGACAACGACCCTATCGACATCTCGGCAGGTTCGGTGACGCGGATGGAGTTTCGCCATGCGTTGCAACAGTCCACTGGTCTGCTGCTGTTTGCGGATAACTCACAATATATTCTTCAAACCAGAACCGAAGCATTCTCACCTGCTACGGCTGAACTTAACCTACTGTCTAGCTTTAGTCACACCACAGAGATCACTCCTCTGGACATCGGCAGTAGCTTTGTTATTATTGAAGAAAACGACAAGTCTCTTGCTGTCAACGAGATCTCAGTTGCTGTCGATCAGGCACTCCGTAAGGACATCAGCAAGCTGATTCCGTCGTATATGCCTAATGGTATTGAGCTGATCACTAACAGTCTTAGTGCCTCGGTCTTTGCTATCAAATCTATCCAAGAGCCAAACACCCTTTACTTGTTCCGGTATTACACCCAGGACAACGAACGGCTGTTGGCGTCTTGGTTTAAATGGACCTTCCCCTCTGAGGTACTCCTTGTTGAGTTCCATGAGGATGAGATCTTTATGATTCTGGAAGGTGATGACTATCCAATCCTGTGTCACTCTGAGCTGCTGACGGAAACCCCTGGTGGTGCTATTCTGTTCGAAGGACAGTACGTTGACCTTCGGTTGGATTTGTTTGATTACTTCCCATCTAAGGCCTACATTTCTGCTGATAATGAGACCCGGATCTACTTCCGAGAAGGGGCTAACATCGCAAACGCTACGGCATGTCTTGTAAAGATTAGTGCTAACGACAACTCATACGTTCAATACCCCACGGTTGTTCACGACAGTGGTGGTGCTGTTGGACAGAAGTATTATGTGACTGTCGAAGGTGATCAGACTAGCGAAGAGTATGCCCTTGGCTATCAATACACTTCTGAGGCTAGGTTCCCTGGTTTCTATGTCAAACAAGACAAGCAAGCAGACGAGCTAAACATTCCTACGGTTCACCGTGCTCGCTTCTATAGCCACGAGTCTGGTCCCTTCCAGGCGGTGCTTAACGTGCCTGGCCGTAATGAATTTACCCTTAACTTCCCACAGATCACAGCCAACCAAAACGAAGCCAACAGCGCACCAATGATCCGTAACGCGGAAAACATTGTGCCAATCATGGCTAAGGGTCGTGATGCTGATCTTAAGATTCTATGTGATGCGCCATTCCCCCTGGCTCTGATCACTATGATTTGGGAAGGCACCTATAACAACAAAGGTATCAAAGCCGTATGATCCACGAAATCCGCCCAGCTACAATTGAAGATACCATCTATTTGGCTGATAACCTCCAGGCGGATGACCTAAATGAAATCCTCGGGTGGGGCCACAATCCTTATCAGGTTCTACCCGAGTCCTTTTCGCAGCTCGAAGACCCCATTGCATTTCTTGTAAAGGGGCAGCTGTGTGGGATGGCGGGGGTATCCAGAACAGATGCCAACTGTGGTGCGATTTGGATGTTGACCACAGATCATGTCCGCCCTTATCCAAAACTCTTTTTCAAGGAGGCTAAGAAATGGGTCGATCAACAGACCTCCTATGCTGTGCTTCATAACATAGCTGATCCACGAAACCGAATGCATATGAAGCTTCTCCACATGCTTGGATTTAAGAAGCTTGGTTATGCGACGGTGGGACCACAAAAACTAACGTATGTAGAATTTGCTAAATTGACAAATGTGTGAACCTACTATTATTGTTGGTGCAGCAACAGCCGTAATGGGTGGTTTGCAATCTATTGCAGGCTATCAGCAACAGCAAGCACAGTACGCTTACCAACAACAAGCTCAACAGTATCAATATCAGGTTGAACAAGCAAACGCTACTGCTCGTTACAACCAAGAGATGGCAGCTTATCATGCCTCTCAGGAAGCCTACCAGGCACAGCTAGAAGCTAACGACGCAGCCGCTAACCGTGCTTACCAGTATGAGCAACTCAAGCTCAAGGGTGAATACGACAAAGCTCGTCAGCAAGCCAGTCAGCTGTTGATGGATAGCTTGAAGAAACGCGGACAAGTCCTTGCTCTGGGACGTACCGGCGGTGTGAACGAGTATCTTGCGTCTGACGCAGAGCGTGAGTACGGTAGAGATCTTGCTGCCCTTGGCACAAACCTTGGCTATGCCCGTGATGCCTACAGCCTTGAGCAGGAACGCCTGTTCTTGGAAGCTAAGTCTGCGAACGCTATGGCCGCCTCTAGGCGTATGATTGAACCGATCAAGGGGTTTGTAGCTCAGCCCTATTCTGGACCCGCTCCAAGCGCTGCTGGGATGGTCTTAGGCATCGGTCAGTCTATCCTTGGTGGTGTTACTACTGGTATGTCTCTTGCTGCCCCGTCAGCAGGCGCTGGAGCTGCATCAGACGCTGCAAAAGTAGGCTCTAGACCTCTTACTGGGCCAACTCCTTTCCCCGGCTCCGTCCAATCTATTGGCTAACAAATGGCAGTACAACTAACCGGATACCAAGGCCCTCGCGGCTTTAAAGCTGAACAGGTTTACGATAAATCTGGTCAGATGATGCAGCAGGCAAAGCAGGACGCCCAGTACCGGCAGGATGCTTTTGCCAGCTACAAAGATCAAGTACAACAACTTGGCGCTGACATTGCCAAGAACCAAGAAAACGACCTGCGGGCTCTGTCTTCTTTTAGTGACACCCTGAGTGAGTTTTTGGTTGATTACCAAAAGAAGCAAAACGACAAGCAGTATAAGCTTGGTCTTGCTGAGGTCATGAATGGTAACGTTGAGTTTCCTCAACAGACCATCGACCAACACAACAGGGAAGTCAACACGCTCCAGGCAGCTGCAACGGCTGACGGTGAGGTGGCTAACCAAATTGAAGACGCTGAGGTGTCTACCTCTTTTCGTCAAGAAAGTCCCGCTATCCGTGGCTGGCGTGCTTATGGACGTGCTGTGGGCACTGCTAAGAAAGCAGCTCTGGACACTCAGGGTTTCCTGATGGGTTTTATGGAGCGTACCGAAAAGATCGTTCCTACTCCAGACGGTTTAAAATCGCCTGCTGAGATTCGGACCTCTGGCACTCCTGCTGAGATTGATGCTGCTTTGGCAATCGGTCAGCAAGAGATGTTCCAGAAGAAGGGTCTGTATAACATCAACCCTGTCATCTTGGCAGAAGAGTTTGCCCCTACCTTTCAAGCTGCTAAGTCTCAAACCAAAGCCAACGCCATTGCTGAGGTTGCAAAGAACAACCGTGACACCGCAGTTGAAGACATCAGTAATCAACTCAAGGTAGATGTCAACAAAGACAACGTAACCGCCCAAGAGCTGTCTGTTTCTTATCAGACAAATGTAAATCGTCTTCAATCCGAAGGTGGTCTTGGCAAGGGCAATGCAGCTAAGATTGCTTTGGCTGCCCAGCTAGAAGCTATTAAAGCTTTGCCTCCTGATGAAGCTCTTCGGGTGTTGGATGAATTAGCCAAGGTTCCTAAGTCTGCCAAAGATCCAAAGATGGGTACGCTTGGTAGTCTTCACATTACCGAGTTCCAAGAAACTAGAGCAGCTATCCTAAATAAGGAAGAGCAGATTGAAGCCAGGAACCTGCGTGCAGATAACGCAGAGGTGGCTAAAATTATTGCCTTGCGTGACAAAGCACGGAGGGAAGAAAAGGATCCAGTTAAGCTTGCAGAAATTGAAGAACAGACGCGCATGGCACTTAAGCCATATGCTGATCGTCTGAACGTCGATGCCATGACGGCTCTTGGTGATCGTATTCTTCCTGAGCAAGAAGTAGCATTTAACCGAGCAAGGGAAGATGCCTTAGCTGGCAAGATGACCCTTGACGAAATCAATGCTCTGCCTATCTCCGAAGCTCGCAAGAAAGAACTTCGGAACATGGCAAGTGATCGCAACCGTACCCAGTTTGAATCCGATTACGGAAGCCTGGTTAAGCAGTCAACCAAAGCTGCTATTGAAGCTCAAGACGATCAGGTTGTTACCTTTAATGATCTAGGCAAACCTACCAAAGCACCTGAGGTTTACAACGCCTATACGCAAGCTGTTGAAGACAAGCTGTTTGCTTGGCGTGAAGACTACATTAGGAAAAATAACGGGCAACCGCCGAGCGAGGATGATCTTGGTAGAGAACTGGAAAAGATTGCAAAAGAAACCTATGTCCAGTACTACGACGTAAACACTAAAGAACCAAAACTTCTCGCCAACGCTGTCATTACCCAGACAAACGCTCAGGGTGATGTCGTCTACAATGCCACCAACCTAAGGCCTGACCAACTGAACATCAGGTACTCACATCCTAATGTGGCTATCTTGTTGTCCAAAAACGAAACCCAGGCTAACCTAGAAAGGTTCCGTGATGGTCAGCAACTGACTGGCCGAGTGCGGGACAGCCGCGTTACCCGTGGCATGGACACCAAAGCGTTCCTCAAAACCCAAGCACTTCACCATGGTATTGACCCTACCCCTTATTTTAGTGGCGAGCGTGATCGCGCTGAAGCCGACTCCGCAGCAGCTGCCCCATTGGCAACGTCTCGGTACTACAACTCCGAAGACACTCTCCAGCAGCTCGTTCAAGCAGAACGAATTGCAAGAGGCAAGCAACGCCAAGCTCATTATCAGCAGCAGCGGGAACTTACCAGTAAAAAAGTAGAAGCGCCGGCAGATGGTATGACGGCTATGCCGGATACGGATATTCTTCAGCTGGCTCTTAATCAAGGTTTATCAGAAAAGCAAGCAGTAATCATGACGGCTATTGCTTTGGCTGAATCCGCTGGTAAGCCTGGTAACCATAACTTTAATGAAGCTACGGGTGATGAATCTTATGGTCTTTGGCAGATCAACATGCTAGGGGCACTTGGTCCTGATCGTCGTAGCAAGCTGGGTCTTACAGATAACATGCAACTGGCTGACCCTGAAACTAACGCTAGGGCTATGGCATACGTTCTTAAAAGCGGTTATAACGCTTGGACTGTGTATAGAACTGGTGCTTATCGGCAGTATCTTCCTGCCGCTTACAGAGCCCTGAGGGCTTTGCAAACTCAACAGTAAGGACTGGTGCGCTGGTCCTTTCTTTTTATTCCCTTTTGCCTGCGGGCCTTTTCCTAAATGCCTAGAGCTGTTTATGATCCAGAACGCGACCGGCGTTACTACGAACAAGAAAAACTAAAACAAGAAGCACAACAAGCAGAAGAACAGCAGGAGTACGACGAGCAGACTGGTGAAGTCCGCAAGGAAGGAGAACCCAAAACGGTCAATCCTCTTCAAGCTATTCCTGATGCTATTCAAAGCGGTGTAGGTGCTGTCGCTGATCTCTTTGGTCAGGGTGATGCCTATCGCCAACGGGTAGAAGAAGCTCGTGAAATTCAACAGGAACGTGATGCCGCAGCAGAAGAAGCTGCTTACTCTACTCCTATTGGAACCCTTGCTTCTGAGACCGTTAATGTTGTCGGAGATGTCGTTAGTGGCACCGTAGAAGATACCCTTAACACTGCTGACCTGCTGGGTGATGTCGTCAAAAAAGGCGTCAACTCCATGCGTGGTGTGGAGACCAAAGCAACCGAAGACCCGTTTAGTGACCGCTATACCGCAGCCGCTTACAGCTTTGGTACGCGAGGTCCCCGGACTGAGATTGGTCAGTTTGCTTCTAAGATTCTAAAGACTGCCGTGATCATGCGGGCCTTTATGGTTCGTGCGCCTAAGGCTTTGATTGGTCTAGGCACTAAGGGCAAGGGACTGAAAGGTGCTGTTGCGTCTGGTTTGGTTCCTGGTGCGGTTGCTGACTTCATCACGACCACGCCTGAGGATGGAAACTTCTCGGCAATGGTCAACAACTTCATTCCAGAAGATAGCCCTCTTCACGATTCTTTTATCTTTGCTTTACGGAGCGAAGAAAACGACGACCCCTTTACGGCAAAGCTTAAGAGTGCCATTGAAGGTGGCGTGATTGGCGCTGCTGCTGACTCACTGCTGTGGCTGATGTGGGGCCGTAAGGCTGCCCAGAAAGTCATCAAAGCAGGTGGTTCAAAGGAAGAAGCCCTACAGAAGGGTGTCAAAGCAGCCAAAGAAAAGATGGCTGAGGTGGATTCTTATAACACCAAAGCTATCGCCAAAGAAGGTGAGCTGTTTGACGAGAACAACGCTGATCAATTGATGCAGCTGTTGGAGCAAGAACGCAGCCTAACCGAACGCATCGAAGCCTTGCGTGCGTCTGGTATCTCTGAGGTTGATCCAAAGCTGGCTGCTATGCGTCAAACCCTTGAGGATGTGCGTAAGCATACGGCAGAGATTGACGAAAAGATCGCCAACGGTTACAACCCTGATAATGTTCGGGGTATTCCTCAACAGGACAACGCTGCCTTTAACAAACCAGCCGACCCCAACCTGACCATTAAGCAACAGATCCTGCGTGACACTCCGCCTACCCAAGGCACAAAGCAAATCACTTCTGATCCGTTTGCTCGTCCCGACATCACTCCTATTGAGCGTGGTGGTTCTTACCACATGATGACGGACGCTCAGTACAACCGCATGAGCTATAAGCCTGAGGTTGAAGAACTGATCCGTAAGTATTCGGGTCGGGTTGAGCTTCAAAAGATGGCAGCCCAGCTCAAGCGTCCTGCTGCTGAGATTATCCAGAACGCAGCATCTATTCTCGATGATTTCCGCAATGCCTTAAATTCTGACATTCCAGAAAAGACGCTCATCAGCATGATGGACGAAGCTGGAATGCTCAAACCAAAGACCACGATGGATGCCAAGCTTCTGTCGAAAGAAGGTATTCTGGTCACTAAGGCGTTGATTGGCGACACTGCTGAGCAGATCCACTCGCTTGCTGTCAACGCTGCTTCTAGCCGCGCACAGGGCGTTCCTGTGGGCAATCAGATTGATCGTTTGGTTGATCGTCTTTCTACTCTTCTAGAGTTCCATAAGACCACAGCCTATGATGCTGGTTCTACCCTCCAAACGTTTAAGCGTGTAATTGGTTTGGGTGCCGGTGATGCAGCTGATGATAATCTGGTTCTGAGCATCAAGGAAGTTCGTGAATGGTCTAAGAACCTCAAAGCAGCTATCCGTCGTGGAGACCCGGCTGCTGACGAGGAAGTGTTACGGCTTGTGAATACTATGGTTCTTGCTGGTGGTGACCCCTCCAAGCAAGTTAAGTTCTTGAATGCTGCGATCACTCTTGGCTTTAAGAACGCAACCAGTGCCATGTACCAGTCGCTCTTGTCTGGTCCTATTACTCACCTTAGGAACCTTCTCGGTAACACCTACTCAACGTTTGAGCGTCCGTTCTCTGCGTACCTTCGTGGTACTTTGAAGGGTGATGCAGATGTGCAAGCATCAGCATTGGCAGGTCTTCATGGCATGATCATGGGTACTGCAGATTCGTTCCGTATTGCCAAACAAACCTTAAAAACGGGCGTCTCTGTCAACTTCAACACTAAGTTTGCTGTTGATGACTTTGAAGCTCAGGCAATGATCAAGCAGCTCAAGATGGCTGCCAGTACGCCTGGTGAAAAGGTAGGTGCTGCGTGGGTTGAAAACAGCTACAGGTTTGTGAATAACCCCTGGATTAGCTGGCCTAACCGTGCCTTGATGGCAAGCGACGACTTCTTTAAGAATATGTCCGCTCGCTATCGGCTGTATTCTAAGTCTAAGTACGAAGCTCTTCGCCACTCCGACGCAAGCTTGTCTCCTGAGGAGGCAATGGAAATCCAACTCAAGAAATTCTCACAGGGTATTGATCCGGCTACCGGTCGCATCCTTGATAAAGATCTTCTTGACTACGCAGAACGAGCTACGTTCCAGCAAGACCCTGGCGCTATTGTAAACGCACTGGGTAACTTTGTTGATTCTCTGCCTCTTGGTACTGGTCGTTTGTTCCTTCCTTTTGTCCGTACCCCAGGTAACCTGGCTGGTTATGGATTTGAACACCTACCAGGAATCAACCACGCCATTCGTCGATTTGACGATACTTACAAAAAAGCAGTAGAGAATGGTGATAAAATCTTGATGGCTGAGCTGGAAGGTCGTTCCGCAACAGGCATGATGGTGATGACTACATTGCTCACCACCGCTTTGTTCACCGACGTAACCGGCAACTATCCTCCTGACGCAGCTGAACGTAAGGCTTGGCAAGCAGAGGGTCGTCCTCCTATGTCAATCAAGGTGGGTAACAAGTGGGTGTCTTACCAATCCATTGAACCTATCAACTCGCTCATGGCAATTGTTGCTGATGGCGTTCGTTTGGCTAAGATGGGTGGTGCTGAAGCAGCAGAAAGAATTGCTGCACAGGTTTGGTATTCGATTGTTGTCAGCTACACCGAAAAGAGCTTCCTGGCTGGTCTGTCTGAGATTGGTGAAATCCTCACCCCTCAGAACCTTAACGACCCCAGTGGCCTCCGTATGGCTCTGAATGCCCTCAATAACTACACTCCGTACTCTGGTGTACGCCGGGCACTGGCTAACGCCATGGATCCTTATTTGAAGGAGACTCGTGGCGAACTGGATCGTATGTTGATTCAAGCAGCCCCTGGTTACGGAAACGATCTGCCTTCTGTTACCTCTTGGATTACTGGCAAACCCCTAAACTCTATTGGTGGTGGTCTGTTTAATGCGGTTTCTCCTATCCGCATTCAAGATGTAAACGACAATTACGTTGCCCAGAAGCTGTCTGAGCTTGGTATTCCTGCTAATACTATTGTTAAGACTGGTCGTTATGGTGTTCGCCTTGAGCCTCAACACCGCGAATCACTTGCCAAGATTCTGGCAAAGAGTGGTTTGTCTAAGCGCTTAGAAACTATCATGCGTAGTGATGAGTGGCAGGCTATGGCTAAGGCATATCGGGGACGCCCTGTTAATACTGAGACCTTCCTCAACGAAGACGAGGTCAATCCTCCTCATATTGCTATGTTGAAGAAGGAAATCAACAAATATAAGAAAACCGCACTCCAGAAGTTGGAAAAGCTAGACCAATCTTACTTGTTGCTTGTTGCCGAAGAGAAGTATCGTAGGCAAAGGGCAGCACAAGGTGACTTTAGCAAAGCCGATATTGACACCATTCGCCGGTACGCCGGTTTAGATTAACCATTTTTGTGGTATTTAAATGGCAATCACTCAAAATACATATACGGCGAACGGGATTCTAACCCAGTTCTCCTTTGCATTTCCATATCTAGAGGAGTCAGACGTTAAGGTTAGCCTTGACGGTGTTGACCAAGCTACAACTGAATACTTTTTTGCCAACGCCACCACTATTGAATTTAACACTGCCCCTACCAATGGGCAGAACGTGCGGATCTATCGAGTTACGGATACTGATGCTGCTCAGGCTACGTTCTTTGCAGGCTCTTCTATCCGTGCTCAGGATCTGAACGATAACAATCTTCAGCTTCTATACGCAACCCAGGAAACCGTAAACCGTCGTGTTGATAGCACTGGCGGTTCTATGACCGGTGACCTGGACATGAACCAGAACAAGGTCATTGATCTTGCCGATCCTACGGCAGCACAGGACGCCAGTACTAAGGCGTATGTCGATAGCACTATTGGTACTGCTGGTGGCTATGCCGCTGCAGCTGCTTCTAGTGCTTCTGCTGCTGCTGGTTCAGCTACTGCAGCTGCTACCAGTGCAACGAATGCTGCCACCAGCGAAACCAATGCTGGTACGTCAGAAACCAACGCAGCTACTTCTGCTACTAACGCAGCTAACTCAGCTACCGCTGCTGCTTCCTCTGCGACTGCTGCAGCGACTAGCGCAACCAATGCAGCTACCAGTGCTACTAACGCAGCTACTAGCGAGACTAACGCAGGCAACAGCGCTACGGCTGCTGCAACGTCTGCCGCAGCTGCTCTGGCTGCCTTTGATAACTTCGATGACACCTACCTGGGTGCTAAGGCAAGTGATCCGACCACCGATAACGACGGTGATCCTTTGAATGGTGGTGACCTTTACTACAACACCACGTCGAATGTAATGCGTGTCTACACAGGTTCTGCCTGGGTAACCGCCTACGTCCCTGGTGATGCAGCAAACATAACGTCTACCGCTACTGGTGACGTGGCTGCTACTAACGTTCAAGCAGCGATTGCTGAGCTTGACACTGAGAAGGTTCCCCGCACTTCTACCACTGGGTCTGCCAAGCTGCCTGTTGGTACGTCTGCACAACGTGATGGAACTCCTGCCGCTGGCATGATTCGTTACAACACCACGACTTCTAGCTTTGAAGGCTATGGGTCTGCGTGGGGTGCTATTGGCGGCGGTGCAACTGGTGGTGGTACTGACGCTTGGGCGTTGGAACACGACAACACGATCACTGCGGATTACACCGTTGGTACTGGCAAAAACGTTATCAGTGCCGGTCCTATCACTATTAACAGCGGCGTCACTGTGACCTTGCCGTCTGGATCTAACTGGAGCATTGTTTAATTATGCCTATTACTATTAACGGAAACGGCGACATTGGCGGCGATTCCATTGAATTTACGACAACGGGTGCTATTGAATTACCAGCAGGTACTACCGCCGAACGTCCTGCAACTGGCGTGAACGGAATGATTCGGTACAACACCACAGATCATGCGACCGAAGAGTATAGGAATGGAGGCTGGTACGCTATATCTAATAAATTCAGTGCAACTGGCGGAACTGTAACAACAAGTGGCAACTACACTATTCACACCTTTACTAGCTCTGGCACTTTTACCGTTGGATCCGGCACAAGTTCCGTTGAATATCTTGTTATTGCTGGCGGTGGCGGTGGCTCTCAAAGCGACTATGCAACTGGTGGTGGTGCTGGCGGTGCGGGCGGTTACCGCTGTTCAGTAAGCGGAGAAAGCTCTGGAGGTGGTAATAGTGCCGAAGGTGCTTTAACCCTGGTTCCTGGCGCGTACACTGTTACCGTCGGCGCTGGCGGCGGCAACAAGGCAAGTGGTGGTAACTCAGTATTTTCAACCGTAACTTCTATAGGCGGCGGCAGAGGAGCTGGTTACCAGCAAGGAGGTGCAGCAACTGGCGGCTCTGGTGGTGGAGGCGCTTACGACGGTCAATCAGGAGCAGCTGGCACTTCTGGTCAAGGTTATGCCGGTGGTAACGGTGCGATTGGAGCAGGTGGAGGCGGCGGCGGTGCCGGTGGCGCTGGTCAAGCTGCTTCTGGAACTTCTGCTGGTGACGGCGGTTCTGGTGTTAGCTCCAGTATCACTGGATCTGCTGTTAGCCGCGCAGGCGGCGGCGGCGGCGGCTGGATTAATAACTACGGTGGATCCGCAGACCCTGGCGCAGGTACTTCTGGCGGAGGCAATGGCAGTTCAAGCGGTAACGGCCAAAGTGGAGCGGCAAACACCGGAGGTGGCGGTGGCGGACCTAAAGGAGATGGTTCATCGCAAGGCGGCTCTGGCGGCTCCGGCATCGTTATTGTCCGTTATTTAACACCTTAAAACCATGGCACATTTTGCAAAAATTGTAGACGATACTGTCGTCAATGTGATTGTCGCAGAGCCTGAGTTTTTCGATACTTTTGTCGATGACTCTCCCGGTCAGTGGCTTCAAACCTCTTACAACACAAGAGGCGGCGTTCATTATCAACCAGATTCCGATGAACCGTCTGTCGATCAATCTAAAGCGTTGCGTAAAAACTTTGCAGGTGTTGGTTACACCTATGACGCAGATCGTGATGCTTTTATTCTACCCAAACCTTATCCTTCGTGGACTTTGAACGAAACCACTTGTCTTTGGGATCCTCCTGTTGTACGTCCAAATGACGACAATTTTTATCAATGGAACGAATCAGCACAACAATGGGAGGTAACCCCTAATGGCACTTAGACTTAATGGACAAACAACGGGTTACACCGAACTAAACGCACCTGCTAACGGCGACTCTGTTGTCCTGACGATGCCTGGTAATGACGGTAATGCCGGTCAATACCTGCAGACGAATGGTAGTGGCACGTTGAGTTGGCAGACGGTTACTGATACCACTGGCTGGACCTATGACTCAACAGGCACAAGTCTTACCGGTGCCTCTGTGACAGTTAGCAGTATTCCTAGCGATGCACAGGCGATCCACATCGTTATTGATGGCTTGTCGGTAAGTTCGGCAGTCGAATGGGACATTTTGGTTGGAACTTCAAGTGGAGATACAACCAGCGGCTATGATTTTATTGCTGGATGGTATGGCAACACCTCTGATCAACGCGCCAGCACAACGGATGCTTTTACAACCAAAGGCACCAATGATGCCGCTTACGCTAACTACGCGATCATGAAATTAGAGCGTGGTGATGCAAACGGAAACAGATGGTTCGCTCATTACAGAGGCAGGATTCCGGGACAAAGCAAGGTTTATTATATGAACGGCTATGTTGATGCTGGCGGCACTTTAGATCGAGTGACCATCGCAGCACCTTCAGGCACCCTTGATGCTGGTACGGTCTATGTTCACTATCGGGTGGAGTAATCATGAATAAAATTACACGCAACTTGCAAACCGGCGAAATTACTGAAGCGCCGCTCACTGCTGCAGAAATCGCAAAGCGTGAGGCATACGAACGTGACGTATTGCCTGTAAGGCTACGCGAAAAGGCAGAAGCTGACCGCGCCGCTGCCTACCGCTCTGAAGCCGATCCTATCTTTTTCAAAGCACAACGCGGTGAAGCTACCACCGACGAATGGACCGCAAAGGTCGCTGAAATCAAAGCGCGTTTCCCGTATCCTGGAGGTGAAGAATGAGTAAACTAAAAACAGAAAAGGTTTTTAACGCTAGCTCTACGGTTGAAACCCTGACTCTTAACAGCAACGGTTCTGCAACTCTTGCTGGCACTGTGAACGGCACTGAGCGGACTATCACCGCTGGTGCCGGTAACTGGGATCTTGCCACCGGTAACTTCTGGACGTGTGGTGCTATTACTATCCCATCTCCTACCAACGCTGTAGCAGGCACAGGCGGTCTTATCCGTGTAACTGCTGCACCAACCTTTCCCGCCGAATGTAAGTTCCCAGGTGGGACGTACACCGCCCCCACAGCTTTTCCTGCAATCATTCCGTTCTACGTCCAGAACAGCACGACTCTGCTGATGGGTAACTGGACGGAGGGAATTGCGTAATGTTCTCTTCGTTTTTTAATGCGGGTAAGCCGACGTATCAAATTGAGCAGAGCTTGCGGTTTAGTACTGATGAATATTTAACTAGAACCAATAGCACCGCCTCAACTGATGGACAATACGGCACGCTATCGGTGTGGTACAAAATGGACAGTACCACAGCGTCCAGTCAACTACGCACGATAATCGCAGGCGAAAACTCAACATATGGGCACCAGTTTCGTTTTTATACAAGCAAAACTGATCTTCATACTGGCGTATGGGGCAGCGTTGACGGAGGTGCGTATTCAGTAGCTGATTTTAGGGATGATTCCGCTTGGTATCATTTTTTGTGGAAGTTTGACAAAACTCAGTCTGGAGCTGCCACCGTCAGTAAATTATGGGTAAATGGTGTAGAACAATCTCAAACTACGGCTGGTAATTATTCATTCCAAAACTGGGGTATTACAAACAACGGAAGCACCGTCCGTATTGGGCATTATCAAGGTAACGGATCCACTCAATACGCAAGACTCAAGGGTTATATTGCCGAAATGCACGTTGTTGATGGAGCATTAAAAGCCGCAACTGATTTTGGCGAGTATGACGACAACGGTGTTTGGCGTCCCATTAAATACACAGGAACCTACGGTAATAATGGTTTCTACCTAAAGTTTGATCCCTCTGCCGCCAACGGCATCGGTCACGACCACAGCGGCAACGGCAATAACTTCACCGCCTACAACTTCAACACCTCCGGCACTGGAACGGACGTGATGAGCGATACGCCGACGACGAACTATCCCACTATTAACCCGATTGCAGCTCTTGATCCAGGCGAACCATATAACATTACCGGCATTAAAAACGGCAACCTTGATGTTGATAATGTTTTAGCTGCTGGTTCTGGTAATAACACTGTTGTAGCAACTTTCCAGGTTCCTACATCTGGCA